CGTAAGCGCCCCCGGGGGTCGAACCCCCTGGATTTTCCTCGTGTAAAAACTGCACGAGTGGAAAGCCCCGGTCGTGAGACCGTGTAGGATATTGGTTGGTAGTAATACCTCCGATGTCTTTCGTTAATTGAGGAAGCAATTATGGAGCCGTATAACAAGAGTAGCCCTGATGCTGTACGAATGTACAAAACAGAGGGTAATCAGGCGAACCCGCCCACGACGTCGTATGCTGTCCGAAAATGGACCAATACGGTTAGTGGTGTCAAGTACCCTGGGTGGAGAGACGCCGTCAAACGGCATGTCTCTGCTACTACTCCTTGTTCTGGGTGGAAGACCTCGGTCGTCCATTCAGACGCGCACCTGTTCGTATCCTTCTATCTGAACAACGTAGCCATTCCTCAGAATTACCGTGAGGTATCTGAGGATGGTTGGGTCTATCAGAATGGAGGGCATAACCCGCCTTCTCTTTTAGCGGACAATGCTGCAGATGCGGACGCGGCAGGCAAGTTTTACTCCAAGGCTCGCCAGGAGCTCCACGCTTTACAAGGCGGGGAGATGCTTGGGGAGATGGGGAAGACTGCCTCTTCAGTCATGAGAATCACCGACGCGATGCTCGGGCAGCTCTTTCATTGGAAGCGCAACATTCGTCGCGCTCGAAATGCAGGGCCCCGCAGGTATGCCGCCGGGATCAGTGATGCGTACTTAGAGTGGAAGTTTGGGTGGGACCCGCTGGCGAAGGACGTCCGGGCATTGTTAAACGACTTCAAGAATGACTATTTTGAGTCAACCGAAGTTCGTGCAACAGGCCGGAGCGCTCCGACGTCGTCGAGCAACACTTATACTGAATCTCTAAGCATAGCCAGGTATGAGGTCACTGTGACCTCTATACTGGAATGTACCGTGAGGTACATCGCAGAGCTTAGTCTAGAGCGTACGGGAGCGGGTGGTCTTGTGGAACGTTTGGGCCTTTCGCCCAATAACTTTGTTCCGACCATCTACAACCTACTTCCCTGGACTTACATGATTGACTATTTCTCGAATATTGGGAATATAGTCAACGCCGTGGGTTTCCCGACTTCCAGGATCCGGTGGTGCAATCGCACCGTCCGGAATTCTAATATCACGAAAATCTACGCAGGTGCAAATCTGCGAGCTATCGCGAATCCTGGTACTCGAGTGAACCTCGTCGCTGTCCCACAAACCACTACCTGGACTACTACAGGTTTTCAACGCAGTGGCGTACACCACCCATCGTTTCCGACCGATGTTCAGTTTAAGATGCCTAGCGTCTTTACTGAGCTCGGGAGGAGGCAATGGAGAAATGTGGCCGCCGTTATTGCGAATAGAACCTGGTCCAGAAATGGTAATCTCTCCTGGTGAAAACCAGGTGTAACACACCAACGATCCAGAGGATCATAGCATGTTAAACGTACCTGCAACAATCAACCAGGCAGTCGCTGCCGTCGCGGGATTTACTTCCCCGACGTTCACCACCGTTCAGTCGTCGACGACTGTTCCCAACGGGAAACAGTATTCGGTAACTGCTCGCGGTGGCACGCAGCCGGGTGGCTTGACCGACGTGAACTCCGCTTCGCGGCCGTTCTCGTTCCTCGCCACTCGTCCCGCTACCATTCAGCAGCTTCCTGCTCTGAATGCCGCGGGTGTTCTGCCAAACGTTCCCGTCAATGTCTATACGCTCGGAACCCGGAAGGGCCTTACGGTCCTGTCGGGTCAGCCGAGTGTCCCTGGATATGTCAAGTCCTCCTTCGGCATCCCTGCCGGAGCGGACTTGGCCGACGCGAACGCAGTCGCAGCTATGCTGGTAGCCCACGCGATGGCCATTGCGCAGATGGCGCAAGGTATCATCGACACGGCCCAGTCTGGCGAGATCTAATCTCAGTAATCCCGATTTCGGGAAGGAAATTCTATGTCTAGCTCAAAGAAGGGTGGACCACTGTACAGAATTACCGTTTCGTTCACCATGAACGATGACGGGTGCAGTGTCCCGGAACTGTCGATTACCTGCGGCTCTAGCACCAAGCTCGAGATCCTCCCGACGACTCAGGGCGGCTTGCGCCGCTTTGGTCTCATTAGAGGACAACGCCATGTTAAAATGGACGAGCTTACTCAGAGTCAGCGTGAAGCGATTTATTGTCGTCTTCGCCTGGCTTCTGATGGTTGGGTGCGTTCCACCTACGAGTCGGCCGTACGCGCAACACGAAAGTTTGTGCGTGCCCTCCTTGTTGGGTGTGAAAAGTCAGGTGAACTGTGAAGACATTCTCTCACAGCGCTCTTTTGGCTTCTGTCAATGCGGATATCGGTTCGTTCGTGGGGCCTGACATCCCCTGCGATAAAACCGACCCGACCGCGGCGGTGCACAGTGTCGCCTGTAGGATCCTCCTGGACACGCTTCTTAAGAAGTGGCGTTCAGAGAGCGAAGCTGCAGAGACTCGTGCGCTGCTGACGTTCTTGGAGGCTAATCACCTCTCTGAACGCTGGTCGCCGCCTCCAGATCGTTTTAGCGATCCCGTGATAGGAGAAATCAAGCGAGAGCTTGACAACTTCCTTCACCCGGAGGGCGAAGAGCTCGTCCAATCCTTCGAGGACATCCTCGATGAAGGACAGACGGGCCCTGGTTCGTCGATAGGTGCAGCTGGGCAGAGCTTCTATGCGAAGCTCGGCTGCTCCCTGTTGACGGCTACATCCGCTGAGCTGTACGATATGTACAGTGCCTACGTATCTCGATTCCCCCTCTGGTCCGAGGCCGAAAGCCTCAGGAAGGACACAATGGGGATAGTAAACGTAGTTGACGGCTCTAATGTTGCATTCGCACCTAAAAATGCGGATACAGCCCGATTGATCTGTACGGAACCCTCGCTCAACATGTTCTTTCAGCTGGGCCTCAAAAATCTCCTTGAAAGGAGATTGGCCCAACGTTGGAACGTCGATTTCGAGAATCAGCCGGAAGTCAATCGCATCCTCGCTCTGGTTGGTAGTCGTGATGGCAACTTTGCCACCATCGACCTGTCATCCGCCTCAGACTTAATATCGGTAACCCTCTGCGAGACGCTACTGCCAAAGTGGTTCTTCGAACTACTGATGGCCTTGCGTTCGCCGAAGGTCCGATGTCGAGTCTACGGTTTGGAGCGGGATCTCGGGATGATTAGCACCATGGGGAACGGTTTTACGTTCCCTTTGATGACTGTAATCCTGAGCTGTACCGTTCGTGCCGTGTACAAGGTGCTGGGTATACCCATCCGGGACAACCCACGTACTGAAAAACTCGGAGAAGGTATCCGGATGAAAGTCCGGACTGTACCTGGGAACTGGGCGGTGTTCGGGGACGACATCATCGTATGCTCTGAAGCATATGACTTAATGGTGTCGACCCTCCACCGACTCGGTCTTCAAGTAAACCTGTCGAAGTCCTTTTCAACAGGACCATTCCGCGAGTCTTGTGGCCACGATTATTTTCGTGGCCTTAATGTCCGCGGTGTCTACCTCAAGAAGGTGACATCGCCGCAAGACATCGTGGTCGCCGTGAACCTACTAAACGACTGGACCGCTCGGGTCGGAATTCCCCTGCGGAGCACCGTACGCTACCTTGTTAGCCTTCTAGAAGGCCATGAGGTGAAGTACGTGCCGTACGCGGACCCGGCTGATGCCGGAATTCGCGTACCGTCGTCCTTTTTCCGGGGTACCGTCGACGAGAATGGCAGCGTAGCCTATAGAAGCTACGTGTCACGATCGAAGAAGGTTACCATCGGGGATGGGAGGATTTACACTCCCAAGGGACACAAAAGGATGTTTTACAACCCAGCAATGGCGTTGCTAGCATTCCTTCGTGGCGAAGTTAGGAACGGGCATATTTCCATCAGGCAAACCAGTAATGGGAATTTGTACCGTACGCGATGGCATGTAACCCCGAATTGGGACTATATGCCAAGGTCGATGTGGGTTAATCCCCGCGTTGACTGGCAGCGCTTCACAAGCGCTGTCTCTGTCAATATGACAGAGACCGAGGAGTAGAACTCCTACCGGATATGCC